GGTGAGGACAGCGACTCCCACAGGTACATCCACTCACCGTAGTGGCGATCCATGATCTGGCCACCGATCTCAATCTCCACCTGCTGGATGAGCAGGTATCCGAGACGGCGACGGCCACCCGTAGTCCAGAGCACGTCATTGGCGGCATTCGTAGCCGTCTTGCGCGTGTCGGGCAGCGTCACCTCGAGGTACGTGCGGAACATGAGGTCGGCGTTACGGTTCACCACCACAACGGAGCGCTGTCCGTACGTCGGCGAGCCAGTGAAGTTCACGCGCATCGCCTCCATCGCGAAATTGGTATGGCGCTTGTAGAGCACCTTCCAAAACGTGATGTGCGGGTTTCCGGTGATGTATGCATCCTGAGCACCATATGCGACGAGCTGGAGAAGACCACCGCCCATTGTGTTTATCTTTTGCGAGGATATATTCTTCTGCGATTGAACAATGAGGGAACCGCAGGTCGAGCGGTTTTGTAGGTGTATCAAGAAGGTCAAAAAGACCATTCGCATACGTCCCGGATCCACGAAGGAACAGGGTGCTATTGCGGTGTGCACTAAGTCTATTCTTCAACGCCGCGGTCGGACTCTTCGCAAGGTTCAGTGTCGTAAGCACATGCTCCAAACACAGCCCATGAAGGGTGGAGAATTGATTGCAGGTGGTGCAGATACATTAGTCTTCTATGACCGAAGCAAATTTGATTACCCGCTCGATACATCATGGTTTGATGATCCATATGATATTGATGAAATGATGAGCGAATACCCGGCTCCTTATGAGGACAAACGTAAGACAGTCGAGGACTTGATTAAAAAATACAGGGCCGTTGTTCGTATGATCCGCGTTAACGGCACTGAAATGCGTGTTCATCGCGCGATCAAGGGTTGGTTCGGTACGAAACAATTAGATCCCTTTGTTCAGATGCACACGAACGTCTGGGCAAGTAATGGTGTCTATAAGGTTGACAAAGATAGGACCAACAGAGAAGTGACCGGGCGGACCGATAAATGGAAAGATGCAATGGATGGTACGTATGGTAGGTATGATTGGTATGGTCTTGTCACTCGCTATCAAAACCCTGATATCTTTACATTGAGCGGGAAGGAACGAATGACCCATCTAGGTGAACTTTTGAGAACCATTCTACATATTGATGGACAGTTTGTCCATTTTGACCTTCATATGGGAAACGCCGCAACTATGCGAGATGGAACCACCGTCATTCATGATTTCGGGCGCGCGAAGATCCGTGATTATTTACAGCCGTTCACGAATTATTCCCTCTCGTATCCGGATGCAAAGAACAAACGTGTATTCAGGAATGCTTTGATCGACTTATTCTCGGAGGTCAAACATGATGCTGATGAAATTTTATCATTCGATCAGCACTTTTTCATTGCGACTCTCTTCGACTCTATAAAGGACAAGAATGATATATCAGATTGGCTCAACGTTAGTAGCTATGTTCCCGGCAATGAAGACTTGAACACGAAGAATCTGATTGGTAATAGGATACCATTCAGCATGATGCCTAAGTTTGGTATCATTGATGTATATCCCTACAATGAGGAGATCAACTACAATGAATCCACAAAGTCAGAAGTGTCAATGAAGACGGATGGTTCGAGTTTACCGTGTTTCATGAATCCGGTGTATGAAACACGATACCATCACATCACGCGGATCTTTGATCTCCTGTCGGTTCTCAGAGAGTTCGAAAGTGGATTCGGAAAGACATCGGCTTATAAAACAGCCGCGATGCTACTGTATATGATTGGTATCGATATACCCTGTGCAAACAGGGTAGACGTTGAACGGGTAATCAATGACTGTTTGATTGAAGCCTACAAGGAAGCAGGTCTTGAATACAAAGTGATCACTAAGGAGAAGGAGATCGAACAAGCCGAACACTACTGGGCTGAAAAGAAACGTCGGAACGATGATCCGCGTATGTATCCGGTGAAACCCGCACCAGCCCCGTCCGCCGCTCCCGCCGCACCAACGGCTGGAGGTGGAGATAAGCAATACGAATTCGACGACAAAACTAAAAAACTATTGGAGACATCGCATAGTAAAGAACCAAAAGCGTTTACGAAGCTCGATCTGACACCCGAGGAGGTGATGGCAGAAGAGAAGAGGGAACCACTTGAGATTCCCAATGATGCCCCAGCGGAAGTCAAAGCAGTCATGGAGGGTATCAAGAAAGCAACCGTCAAACCAGAAGATACGGTTGATGATGGACTGGGTGAATGGACGGTGGTAGACAAATCAGGCAAGCATAAGGGTGGCACATTCAGGCGGAAACGACTGCCCCGACTCGTGTAAGGGCTTCTTGGCATGCCATCTGCTCTGCCTTCTTGCGCGTGGTCCCTGCGCCAATCCCATAGACCTTTCCTACCACCATGACCGCAACCACAATCTCATTCTTCTTCGGGTCATTGGATCGCATCTCGTACTCCGGGGTGCATTTGAACTCACGTTGACAATACTTCTGAAAGAGGTCCTTGAAGTTTGTGGCCGAGTTCACGATCTCATCCACGTCGAGATACGCCTCCATCACGGTGGTCACGAAGGTATACACGATATTGAACCTGTTTCCACAGTCTGTCCACAGCGCACCCAAGAACGCTTCGAAGATGTCGCCCAGCTTCTTGGTATTGGTTCGGCCAGCAATCGTAACAGAATCCTCGTTATGACGAGAGATCACGTAGAACCTATTCAATCCCAACTCCTTCGACAGCCCCCCGATACGGTCATTGTTGACGAGCTCCTTACGGGCGTCCGTCAAGAATCCCTGCTTCTTCTCGGGGAACTTCTTGCGTAGATATGTCGCGATACAGGCGCCGAGTACTGCATCGCCTTCAAATTCCAAACATTCGTAGCTCTCGTCTTGGAGGGGCATAACGCCGGAGGGACAGGGGGCAAGTGTGGCCGGCTCTCCATCAGGCGTGGTGTATTCAGAGCGTCTAACGTAGGTAGTGTGAACCATTGCAGTCTGGAAGACGCGGCGGTTAGACACGCGATAATGAGGGAGTCCGTGACGGCGAACAATGCGGTGGATATCATCTTCGGTAAAGGTTCGATTGGAGGCATTGTAAGGCGAGTACATGAGTTCCCTTCTCCTCCAGCGGGTAAATTCGTTTTTATCCGCTCATAACAATGAAGACACGTCGGGTCCGCGGTGGTTTCCTCGGGATCAAGAAGGCAGTGAAGTCACTGTACCAGACTAAGAAGCAGAACAAGCGTATGTATGCCCTCTCTCGCAAGCGCAAGATGCGCCGGCTACAAGAGAAGTATCTCGAGCAAAAGGCCAATATCGAAAACGCAACGTATAAGTAATGGGACAGATCCAGTCATTTGCATATAATGTCGTCCGCACCCCTGAAACAGCCCCTCCACTTGAAACCTGTATTGTAGATGTCGCAGCCTGTCGCTACGAGATCCCCAAGCGCAAAGATATGGCGGTTTGCTTCGTGTTTTTCAACCCGGCGCGTTCCAAGAAGATGCTCATGAACTACTTCTACACTGTCGAAAAGCTGAAGCTTGCGAAGATACCCTACTATACGCTTGAACTAACGTTCGATGACCACGAGCCTGAACTCGCCGATGCGTATCATGTGAAGGGAAACAGCGTGCTGTTCCACAAGGAGGTGCTCTGTGGCTTGCTGGAAAAGCGCATTCCCTGCTACTACAAGAAGCTGCTCTTCATGGATGCCGATGTAATCTTCGGACATCCCGGTTGGTATGAAGAGGTTTCACGCCTGCTCACAACCTATGAAGTCGTTCAACCGTTCGCATCCTGCGTGTGGCTGGATAGCACCTACACGAAGCTGGTCCAAACACGCTTATCGGTTGCGTATATGAACCGCCTCAACCTCTACAACCACAACTATCATCCAGGATTTGCGTGGGCCTTCCAGCGAAAGTGGTTCAGGGAAGTTGGGTTCTATACGCATGGAATCACGGGCAGCGGAGATACGATGTCGACAGCTGCGTGGATGAACATAAAGTTCCCAGTGGGATACGTTCACCCGTCACTGGTTCCGTCCTACACGGAGTATTCGCAAATGGTCTTGCCTAAGCTAGCCTGTGCAACCGGCACGGTATATCATCTGTGGCACGGGACTGCGAAGAACCGCAAGTATGTGGACCGGCACAAGATTCTCAATGGAGTGCGCGATGTGCGGTCGATTGTCGAACCTAACGCAGACGGTGTCTGGGAGCTTACCGACAAGGCTGTGGAATCGAAGATGCGAGAATACTTCACCTCGCGAGAGGATGACGGAGTTTAAACATTTTCTCCGTCCCTTACATATCTCGGCATTGATGCGAAAACAGCTCTCGACATTGGCGCTTCAAGTGGTCGAACAGCAGCAATTACTCTCAGTCGCAGTGACTCGAGTCCAGCATGGATTCTTGCCGGCTGAAAACACCCTTGAGGCGTCGCGTCATATACGAGATATGACCAAACTCCTTCGCGAAATTGACGAAGCCCTAAAAACGGTCTACAAGCAACCGCAACCGAAAAAGTAATGGAGCCAATTGGGATTGTTGCTATCGTTGGAATTGCTGTGTGTGGATGTGGTCTAGCAGGTCTAGCCAGACTCTATGGTCGTCTTGGAACTCTAAAGGTGTCGCGGTCAAGCACTCACTTGTCGGACATGGTGTCGGAGGAAGACCCGGATGACTTCAGTTCGAAGCCGAAGTCGTCTGCGATCAGCTTTGGCTCGTGACGACGCACAATCTCCTTCATCACCTCAGACCCACGGTCACCCAGAATATCCTTGAGATAGAGTTCCAGGTCCTTCTTCGACAGTGTCCAGCCCTTCTTCCACTTGTTTGGGCGCTTGACGTTAAACATTAGTTCAGACTCCTTCAGATGAATTTGGTCTGGTAACTCTGCATGTGCATACAGGGCTGCGAGATCCAACTCGACCGTGCGCCTGTTGTCGCGAAGTTCAGATGCCTGAGCATTCAGCTCGGATAGGTTCTTGTTGATGCGAATGTACTTGGAGAGGATTGCCTTAAGAGCGTCCATTGTGAAGATGATTCACCTCGCAAGGAAAGTATCCGTTTTAAGCAAGATGCTCTTCGACGAAGATGAGATTGAGCGGTTGAGAACCGTCTACAACAAAGAGCACCCAACTGAACCTCAAATCCAGAAGCGGGGTGTTACCGCCATATGGTCCGAATTGAAGAGCCGCCTTCATTCGAAATGTAAGACCGGTGCACCGGCCTGCATTGTTAGCTCGATGATGAAGCGGCCTCGTGCACCGAGTTCATGGAAGAAGAACCCGACCGAGTGGCTGTCGTCCGATGATATTGATAAGGTTGAGCGTCAATACGAGAAGGTCATCCAAGACTATCATTTCGTAGGCTGTGTACCGATTGATTTCGACCTGAAGTCTGAGATGTCCAAGTGCATCGTGTCTACGCTGTGCTCGATGAAGCTGACCACCCTCTACAAGAAGGGAATTCGGCGTATTGGAATCGTCTTCAATACGGATGTTCACGATGGACCGGGCCAACACTGGATTGCCGCCTTCCTCGACATGCGAGATGAGCTGCAGTATCCTCGCATGACCTACTTTGACTCCTACGCGAGCAAGCCGGAGAAGGAGATTCAGCGATTGATGTTTCGCTGGAAGGATCAGTGGGATGCGATTCACCCCAACGAAACACCGATGAAGCTGACCTACAACACTACGCGACATCAGTTCAAGGAGTCGGAGTGTGGAATGTATTGCCTGTATTTCCACTACGCATGTCTGATGGAGTTTCCGATGAACAAGCGGATTACAGATGATGACGTAAACCGTCTGCGCTATCACGACGAAGTTGTGCTTGGAGCATCTGTCCCATCGTTGTTCGCGCCCCAAAAAAGTAAGGACACTACGTAATGGAACCGCTGATTGTGGTCGGAGCACTGGTTACGGCAGGCTACATCCTTGCGTCTACAGAAGAGCCAGTCCACGAGGACCGTGGAAAGACACTGGTTGACTATTATGCTCAGGGCAGCACCTTCGAAGACATTGAGGGCGCGCTAGCAAAGGGGTTTCGCTTACTCGAGCTCCACATCTATTCAGACGCACAGGACGAGCCAGTTGTTGCGTTGGTTCCTAACTATGACCAGGTTCGGCATCGGACCTTCGAGTCGTGCTGCGTGACGATTCTTCAGAAGGCGTTTCCGTCGCGGGATCCTCTGATTCTGAGCCTCGTCCTTCATACAGACAAGAGTTTCACCGCGAATCGTGTGGCCCACCACCTCAAGACCACGGTACGAAAGCAGCTGTTCCAGGGTTCCATCGAAGAAACACCGCTCGAGGCACTGGCGGACAAGGTGGTGATTGTTTCGGGCAATGAGGCGCGCGGCACAGAACTCGAGCCGCTGGTGAATGTATCGTGGAATGAGAGCCATCTGCGCCGCCTCAGCTACCAGCAGGCAGCTTACCCACGTGAGCCACAGGAGCTGCGTCAGTTCACGCAGTCCCACATTGCGATTGTCGCACCTGACCAGGCCTTTTCAAAGTTCAAGGTCATGGACGACGTCTATACGTATGGATGCCAGTGGAACCTCTGTCCGACACCACTTGGGCGCCCGGGGTTCATCCCAAGGGAGTCTTGAGACGACCGTGGATTCATTTCGCGCGGTTAAACAAAAATGGCGAATCCTTGGCTTTCTCATGTGAAGAAGACGATGTCGGAGATGAAGCACCGCGGCACCTACAAGAAGGGTGACGGGCTGAAGAAGGTCATTCTCGAGGCGAAGAAGACCTACAAGAAGAGCTCGATGGGTGCGCCGGCCAAGAAGACGCGCCGGCACCGCAAGAGCCGCAAGTCGTTCTTTTAAGCAAACATGGCATGAATGACCAATAAACTAATAACCACTAGACAAGCCATATACACTTTCATACTCAGAGGGGTTTCTTCGAACTTCTGATTACGAAAGTAAACCTCCGGCCACGATTCGTCGTGTACGTTTATGGTCGCGTTGCTTGGTGTATCCTCCATTGACTCGTCGACAGGTCTTTCCATGATACGTTGATTTAGAACACCCGCTTTTGTAGTAAGCCACATGTTGCGTGTATCCCTTGAAGCTGCGGATGGGTGAGTTCGTTTTCTCCGAGAGGCGCCGCAGCAGACCATACATCCAGTGGAGATACGCACTGCGAGAACCCAACTCGATAGGGTGAGAGTGCATATACTGCACATAGGCCTTGCGAAGTTTGGGGAACGGATACGTGCGACTCAACTCGTTCAGAAAGATCTGCTGTGTATTCACATCCTCAGCCTCTGGCTTCTCGGGGAAGTTGTATGCAATCGAGAACAGGAAGTCGCGGCCCGGAACTCCATGCGGGGGCTTCTTCAGCATCTGCGCATACTTCTCATGAACGTCTTCGTAGGTCGGGTCGGGATCAGGTAAGATGACCTTCGGATCTGTTTCTGCCTGCGTCTTCAGTTTATGGTTGACCTTGCGATGAATCTCGTAGAGCCACTGACCTGCATCGCCCTTCAGCGGGTGTTCGGTTACGAATCTAGTCGTACTTTCCCTACAGTACTTACAGGGGAGAATGCGGTGCATATGCGCCAATGTTCGACCAGGCGTAGGCGAACCTTCAGCAATCAGATGGAACAATTGCCACCCACTCGCCCCCCAATAGGACACGTCCATTGTATTCATCGCACATCTTTCTCCAACCACGCAGCGATCTGAATCGTCATGGCGGCGTCGGACACGGGATTGTGAGCTTTCCCAACAGGGAATGCCTTCTTCAATGCAGGATCCAATTCCTTCGCGATGCAGTGATAGGCACCTTCCAACTTCGCCGTCCCGCACCGCTTGCTAAAGAGCGGGTTACTGTGTGCAATATCGATGATTCGTTGAGGCGGATGGTAGTCAAGTTTGTACTTCAGGCATGCAGACCGGATCGCCTTCAAATCCATGTCGCCCTTGACGATGACCGTCGACCCCCTCATCTTCTCAATGAATCCTTTGAGCCAAGAGGTGGGCTTCACGTGCGGCTTCACCTTCGGGTCCGCAAAGTAGACCTTCACGCTGTCGTCCTGGTTAAGAAACTCGGGCGCCGACCGCTCTGTTTCTTCAAGGATATCCAGCACGATCGACGTCGCGGGCGTCACGGTCGAGTAGCTCGAGGATACGCGGTTCAGTTGTCGCGGAGGGGGTGGAAGGACAACGA